AGCGGGAAAGATCCTGTGTACGGGTTGGAAAGTCCACAGCCCCCGCCGAGCCCCCGGATCGGGGGGTTTTATGTAGTATCCCCTTGACAATGTAAGTCCTCGCCGGTTAACTTTAATTCACCAACCTCGAATGAAAGGAAACTTCAGTGCAGCGGGAATCGAAGACGGCCCTCATCGGCCTCGGCCTCATCGGCTTCGGCCTGGCGGGCGTCATAGGCCTGGGCTCGTGCTCTCCGGAGGCCCCGAAACCCGCCGGGAAGTCCGAAACAGCTCGCGAGAGAGCAGAAGACCGGGTCGCGTACGAGAAGGCCATGGTCGAGAACGTGAAGAACTACGAGATGCCGCCCCCGATCGAGCACAGCCCGTACCCCGAATCGGACAACCCCCCGAACGACTGGGACTTAGATTTCGACAGGGATCGCCGCTGGAGGGTCAACCTGCCCGGCTGGTGGTGGTAGGGGCACCCCGCCGTACACTGTACGGGTTTCTCCACTACATGTAGTATGATCTCGAACTCGGAAGTACCGAGCGTAAGCCCAGGAGGCTAAGATCATGCCAGGACCCGTGCCGAAGCGGCAGGAGGATCGCACTCGGAGGAACGAACCCGAAATCCCAGTGGACACAATTTCACTGGAGGGCAGTGTAGAAGTGCCCGACCTGAACATCATGAGCCCGCACCCGCTCGCCTTCGACTGGTATCAGTCCCTGAAGTCGTCCGGCGAAGCCCTGTACTACGAACCGAGCGACTGGCAGACTGCCCGCCTCACGGCCCACTTCATGAGCAACCTCCTGAAGTCTGAGAAGCCGAGCGCGCAGATGCTGATGGTGCTACAGTCGCTGATGAGCGACCTCCTCACTACGGAGGGCTCACGCCGCCGTCTCCGTCTGGAGATCGAGCGCAACAAGAAGAAGGAAGAGACCGCCGAAGACCGGCTCGTCGCCGAAGTCATCGACGTCTACTCGAAGATGGACCTCTCCTCGTGAGCTGGAGCTCCTCCAATCGAGGATCTCGGCTCCCCCCGAACTGGAACGCCCTCCGTATGGAAGTCCTTCGAGGGAACCCCCAATGCGCACTAAGGACCCCTCATTGCACCGGACGTGCAACTGAGGTGGATCACATAAGGCCCGGCGATGACCACTCGCGGGGCAACCTTCAGCCCGTTTGCTCAGCCTGCCACAGCCGTAAGTCCACGGCCGAAGGGCATGCAGGAGCAAAGAGGCGTAGAGCTCTCAGGCGCAGGCCGCCAGAGCAACATCCAGGAGATAGCAGTGATAGATTCACGTCCACTAATCGAAACCACGCTACCCGAAGGCGTACCTGAGTATACCCTAGGTTGGCAGCTCCTCGCATGGGCGGCCATGTTCCTCCGGCAACCGGATGGATCTAACGCGGGCTCCCCGTTCATCTTCACCCGTGAACAGGTGCGCCTGATTCTATGGTGGTATGCCGTAGATGAGAAGGGCCGTTTCCTCTTCACCTCCGGCGTCATTCGCCGTATGAAGGGTTGGGGCAAGGACCCGTTCGCCGCCGCCCTGTGCTTGATGGAGCTATGCGGACCTACCGTGTTCTGGAAGTTCGACAACGGACGTCCTGTCGGAAAGCCGCACCCGGCACCCTGGATTCAGGTGGCCGCCGTCTCGCGCGACCAGACGAAAAACACCTTCACCCTGTTCCCCGGCATGATCTCCTCTCGCCTGAAGGAAGCCTACGGGCTTGAAATCAACAAGGAAATCATCCACAAGCGTGGGGGTGGCCGTATCGAGGCCGTTACCTCCTCCCCGAACTCTCTTGAAGGCGGACGTTCGCACTTCGTCCTCATGAACGAGACTCAGTTTTGGTTGGAAAACAACAACGGGCACGACATGAAGGACGCCATCGCCGGTAACACCGCTAAGGGTCGTGCTGAAGCTCCTTTCCGTCGTCTCGCCATTTGCAACGCTCACCGCCCCGGTGAAGACAGTGTAGCAGAGCAGGACTACGAATTCTTCGAGAAGTTACTCGCCGAACCCAACAGGATCGCGAAGTTCTTCTACGACGCCCGTGAGGCATCCCCGGATACCGACATCAACAACCTTGAGTCCCTTCGTCTGGGTATCGAGCAGGCTCGCGGGGATAGCGTCTGGTTGGACGTCCAACGCCTCATGGAGGAGATCGACGACCCCCGGACGCCGAACAGCGAAGCCCGACGCAAGTACCTGAACCAGATCGTAGCCTCGGAAGACGCATGGCTGTCTCCGCAACAGTGGAGCTCGGTCGAGCGGACGTGGTTGAAGCTGGAGAAGGGCGACGAGATCACTCTCGGCTTCGATGGCTCTACCGGAGAAGACTGGACGGCCCTCACCGCTTGCCGAGTGAAGGACGGCGCCATATTCCTACTCGCTGCCTGGAACCCCGCCACGTGCCCCGGAGGTAAGATCCCGAAGAACCTGGTGGACCTTGAGGTTGACCGAGCGTTTGACTCTTACAATGTAGTATGCTTTAGAGCAGACGTTAGGGAATTTGAGTCGTACGTAGATAAGTGGGCAGCTAAGTACAAGAGCGTGTTGAAGATCAAGGCATGCCCCGGTAACTGGGTCGCCTACGACATGCGCTCCAAGTCCAAGAGAGAGTTCCCACTAGACTGCGAGCGCTTCGAGAGCGCAGTCATAAACGAGGAGCTAGCCCACGATGGGAACCGTGTTCTAAGGATGCACATACTGAACTCACGTCGTCGCCCTAACAACGACGGACATATCGGTATCGGCAAGGAATCCCGGTTCTCCCCCCAGAAAATCGACGCCGCCGTTACCGCCGTACTGGCCTTCGGTGCGAGACAGGAATATCTCATGAATCGAAACGGCGGAAGCGGAGAGGTTGGGATCTTCTGATGCCCACAGTATCACAGGACGAGCTGAAGGACTTCATCACCCAGGCCGAGAGGGCTGTCACAGAGTCGAAGAAGTTCCTAGACAGCGACACATCCTACTACGAGGCTGATCGTACGGTAAAGGCGTTGGGGACCTCGATCCCCCCGCAAATGCAAGATTTGTCCGCCGCAGTGGGATGGGCTCGCCTGTACCTGGATTCGCTGGTGGAGCGTCTTCAGCTTGAGGGCTTCCGATTCCCCGGAGACACTACGGCTAACGAGCTCTTTCAGGAATGGTGGCAGGTCAACGACCTCGATGAGGAATTCCCCATCCTGGCTCTTGAGACCTTCATTCACGGACGAGCGTACGTAACCGTAAGCGCCCCTACCGAGGACGATATCGAACAAGGGTATCCCGAGGACGCCCCTATCATTCGCCTGGAGTCCCCCCGGCACATGTGGGTGGAGATCGACCCGCGCACAAAGCGTGTGCTGTACGCCATCCGGTTCTACAACGTACCCACCATCTCCCCGATGCCGAACAAGCCCCGTGAATACACGGTCTACCTCCCCAATGAGACCCTGTACATCACCGAGGAGCGCAATGGGAAGCTCACCATCGGAGAAGACTCCGTAGTCCACAACCTAGGTCAGGTTCCTGTCATCCCGGCATTCAACCGAGAGCGCAGCGCCGACCTCTACGGGACAAGCGAGATCATCCCCGAGCTTCGCTCCCTTCAGGACGTAGCCACCCGAGTTCTCATGAACATGCAGGCGGCCTCCGAGCTCATGGCGGTTCCTCAACGCCTCCTCTTCGGCGTGAAGAAGGAATCCATCCAGGAAAACCCGGACGACCAGTTCGCGGCTTACCGGGCGTACATGGCGAACATCCTGACCTTCGGGGACAAGGACGTCAGCGCCCAGCAGTTCACCGCTGCCGAGCTCTCGAACTACACGACGGTCCTCCAGGAGCTTTCCAAGTACGTCGCCAGCTACACGGGCCTCCCGCCCCAGTATCTCTCGTTCAGCGGGGACAACCCGGCCTCTGCCGACGCTATCCGCTCCGCAGAAGCTCGCCTGGTGAAGAAGTGTGAGATGAAGGGTCGGATGTTCGGGAACGTAATGGAGCGCGTGATGCGCCTCGGCCTGAAGGTCATGAAGAAGAGCCTCTCGGCAGGCCAAGAGCCCGCTCGCCTTCAGAGCATCCTCACAGATCCCTCTACCCCGACTTGGGCAGCCAAGGCCGATGCAGCGCAGAAGCTGGTGGGCGGTAAGGCAATCATCCCAATCGAGCAGGCCCGTCACGACTTGGGGTACAGCCCTGAAGAGCGTGAGGACATGAAGCGTATGGACCAGGACGAGGCCGCCGAGCTCGCCGCCGCTATGCGCGGTGTCCCGAGTGCCCGGTTCTCACTCCCGACAGCTCCAAGCACCGAGAAGCCCTCGGATGACCCGCCTAAGAGTGACTCCCAGCCGTAATCAGAGTGCACCTCGCTACCGCCTCTGATTTCGGTTGGTACTAGATCTCCACATGTAGTATATGGAGTAGAATGGACACCCAAGAGTACGGCCGCCAAAAAGAAAGTCTCATCGACGAGTTGCTTGAGGCGCTTTCGCTGTTGTTCTCCCAGTTCATTCGGCCGAAGGTCTCACAGCCCGACTGGTACCGGTTCACCTCTGCCGCATACCAACAGGTTATCCCATATCGGGAAGAGGCTACGGATCTGGCTCGGGAGTTCTACGACGCCAACCGTGCGCTTCAGACCGGAGACCCGACTAGGAACAACTTCTACAAGGACGATTACTACCCCCTGGAGTGGTTCCAGGAAGCTCTCGAACCAGTCTACGACAGCCTCCAGAACATGGAGTTGTCAGACGACCGAAACGGGCAGCTAGTAGAAGTAGCGCACAGAACCGCCAAAGTAGTAGAGGATGCCGGGCGGCGAACCACATTCGAAGGCATCCGCTCCGAAGGTCGGCCCGTTCGTTGGGCCAGATTCGACCCGAGACCCCCGACTTGCGCTTTCTGTACCATGCTAATTTCGCGGGGGCCTGTCTACCTAAGTGCCGCCTCAGCGGGTGGCGATATGGATGACATAGAGGCCCGGCAGTACTGGCGAGACCAGGACACCGACCGCATGAATGCTGAAATGATCCACTGGCACCCCGGATGCACTTGCATCGTGGTTCCGGTGTACGACATGCAGAACTACCCAACCAGGGTACAGGAAGACGCGGCTTTTGAGATCTACAAGAAGGCTCGCCGAAAGGCACAGGACAACTCGTTCAAGGCCATCCTTAACGAGATGAGGAAGCTCCTCGACACTAAGCACGAGGACGACGACGAAACAGAACTCCCTCGATAAGCGAGGGCTTTGACACTCTCTGGCAGAGTGTTTCTACCCAGGAGGTAAGTAATGCCCGAAGAGACCGACAAGACCACCCCCGCCCCCGCAAAGGTGGAGGATCTTCCGGATTGGGCGCAGAAGGTGATTTCTGATGCTCGCGCTGAAGCCGCCAATTACCGCACCCGCCTTCGCGATGCGAAGGACGAAGCTAAGGGCGAAGTCCAGGCCGAGTTCCAGAAGCAACTGGATGAGCGTGACAAGCTCCTTTCAGATAAGGAAAGCGCTCTGGCAAACACGAAGCTGGAGGCAGACAGAATCCGAGTTGCATTGAAGGCAGGCGTTCCTGGAGATCGCGCCGAAGCATTCGGTTCTCGACTGCGAGGCTCCAACATCGAGGAGCTTGAGGCAGATGCACAGTCGGCCCTAGAGGTATTCGGGGCTCCCGTCGTTGGCTCAAGCCGGGCCACTGACCGCACACAGGGTCAAGGTAAGCCCCCGCCGAAGTCCACGGACGACATTTTCGGCGATTTCATTACCAGTCAACTGGGTAAACACTAACAGAGAAGGATACAGCAATCATGGCGAATTTCCAGAATGAGGTTGCCCCGAACCGGGACGACCGCCACCAGGGAAGGCTTGCGTACGCGGGCGAGTTCCTGGATGACGAAGTTGCTGGCGAGGTGTGGGAGAAGGCGGCCGAGAGCTCGCTCGTCCTTCGCCTGGGCCGTCAGGTTCCCGTTGGTTACGGCGAGACCGTAATCCCCGTCAACACCGTGCAGCCCGAGGTTGGTCAGGTTGGTGTAGGTACCAGCTCAGCCCAGCGTGAAGGTTACCGGAAGCCCGTGTCGGGTGTCGCGTGGGAGAGCCAGGCGTTTTCGCCGATCAAGCTCGCCACCATCGTTACCGCCTCTTCGGAGTTCGTTCGCGCGAACCCCAAGGGCCTGTGGAGCCGCCTGGCGCCGCAGCTCGCGGAGGCCATCGGTCGTGGTATTGACCTCGCCGTCTTCCACGGCAAGCGTCCGGACACCGGAGACGCCCTTCTGGGTGTCGCCAACAACGGTTGGCTGAACCAGGCTGACTCGGTCTCCTTCGATGGTGTCGGTGCCGACCCGCTGGACGAGCTGTTCACTCAGCTTTGGGCGGCGGCCGTTAACTACGGCGTTGACCCCAACGCCATCGCGCTCGACCCGTTGATGGCTCCGGTCCTCGTGGGCGCTCGCGACAGCGAAGGTAACCGCATTTTCCAGAACTCCTTCAACCTCTCTGCCACGGAGCAGCGCTCCATTGCTGGTCTGAAGGTCGAGACCGGTAAGGCTGTCTCTGGTCGCGTTGGCCGCGCCACCGACTCGAACACCCGCGCAATCCTGGGTGACTGGTCGCGCTGCCTCTACGGTTACGCCGACCCGGTGAGCGTCAAGATCACCGACAGTGCCACCATCCGCGACGCCTACGGCGAGCCGGTTGACTTGTGGCAGACCAACCAGGTGGCGATCATGATTGAGACCACCTTCGGTTGGAAGGTTGACCCCGACGCCTTCGGTCGTCTGGTCACCGAGTCCGGTGTGGGTTCTGCTGGTCAGGCTCCCGCTGGTGAGCAGGGTGGTAACGCTCTGGTTACCGACTACGACGAAAGCTGATAAACCACTAAGGGCAGGGGTTGTCGTCACGACAGCCCCTGCCCTTGTGCCATAAGGGGTCTGTGGGACATGGATGTAGTATACCTAGTGAAGCCCAGCAATGACAACGAGGAGCTTCGCTACAGCCTCCGGTCCCTACAGAATCTGCCACACGATCAGGTGTGGTTCGCAGGCCATAAGCCTCGTTGGGCCACGGGAGTAAACCACATCCCCGTAACTCAATACCCCTCAGCAAAGCACCAGAACTCCGTTCGGAATCAGCGGGCAGCTTACGAGCACCCCGAGATCTCGGACCCCTTCCTACTCCTCAACGACGACCACTTCGTCATGAAGCCACAGGATAGAATGCCAGTCCTGAATTGGGGTTTCGTCGATGACGTTCTCGAAGATGAGCCCCGCTTGGGAGCCAGCTTCCGGGCATCAATGCAATACACCCGAGAACTCCTAACAGCCCTCGGATTCGAAAACCCCCTCAGCTATCAACTACATGTCCCCCTCATCATCCACAAGGAGCAGATGCTCCGAGTGATGGAAGAGTTCCCCAACGAAGCACCGGGGATCAACATCCAGTACGTCACCTTAGCGGGTAACCTCTACGGATGGGGCGGGAAGAGTTTGCCTCACGACGTGAAGCTTCTCGACAGATTTGAACCAGTCCCGCAGTGGGCTAGGGAATCAGACTTCCTTTCCACCTCCGATGGGGCTTTCAACTACGGAACCGGGGGGCAGTACATTCGGGCTAGCTTCCCTGCTAGGGGTCCCTACGAGAAGAGACGTGCATGACCGCCAAGGACGTTTGGTCTAAGATCTCGGAGAAGTTCGGGGATCCCACGTTCCTGCGCAAGTTCCACGGGGTTGCGGTCTTCGTCTGGATAGTACTGATACCACCGACACTAATCCTCTGGCCGGAGTCGATCACTTGGTTAGCCTTGATGAGCATTTGGGCGAACATCGCCGCTCACTGGTCGGCCTGGCAGGCTTCCCGCGTCGAGGTAAAGGAGGATGAACGATGAGCTACGCAACAACCACAGACGTCGCTATCCGCCTTCGGCGTGAGCTCACGGTAGACGAGATCCCCTTTGTCACCGAGCTACTCGAAGACGTGGAAGCGCTTATCAAGCTCCGTATCCCGGACCTCGACGCCCGAGTAGATTCGGGCAGCCTCCCCGAGCGAGTCATCGTCATGGTAGAGGTGAACGCCGTAGTTCGGCTGATCACCAACCCCGAGGCGTTCATCGAAGAGGTTGACGGGAATTATTCGTACCGGCGATCCGAAGAAGGCGTCGCGGGCTACCTCACTATCCTCGACGTCGAATGGGGATGGTTGGGCGACGCGGGCGGGATGTTCCAACTGGTCCCCGTATCCCCGAACCGCCTAGCTCCGTACGAAGGCTACGCACGCCAGCCGGACGCGCACACCTGGAACCCCCCGTCATACGGGTGGGCCATTAGGGTTCCGTGATGAGCCTACTCGACAAGGGAAACCAGACCATCAAGGTCTTTCACGCCCAGCAGTACACTTCCGTGGACGGGAATATCTCCTACCGCGTAACCGACGAGTTCGAGACTGTCACGGAATGCGTCGTACAGGTCTCCGCACAGAGCGGGACGTCAGCCAGGCGCGCCGAGCAGGAGGACGAAGGTTACACCACCGAAGAGGTCTACCGCCTGCGCCCCCCGAGGCGATACACCACGATCATTGACTCCCGCTCGCAAGTGGAGTGGGACGGAAGGCGTTGGAGCGTCTACGGAAACGTCAAGACCTTCCAGGGCGGACCGCGCACCAACCACCGAGACTACACTTTGCGGAGGCTGTGATGGCTAAGGTAGACCTGATTGGCCGGAAGGCCATGAACACAGTCATCTCCCACGAAGAGGGTGTCAAGGCCGTCGTTTACCAGCACGCCGCCGAGATCTACTCGAAGGCCAGCGCGAAGCTCGAAATGCACCGCGAGGATTACGTAGCCTACGTGGACATCACTCGGGGCGAAGTAGACACCACTGTGGGACTGAACGACCAGGCTGCCCTAAGCATCGAGTTTGGCCACTACCTCGGCTCGCGGAGTTTGGGTACCACTCGGAGGTACATCCCCGGATTGGACCTCTTCCAGGGCTCCCGATATAAGGATGCCTGATGTCAAACATGCCGAGAGTGCAGGAAGTCGTGATTCCGATCCTTCGGGCCACACTCCCTGACACCGTGAAGGTTGGCTCGTGGATCGAGCACATAGACGACCGGACCTACCCGATGATCAACGTTCGTCGGCTGGGCGGGTTGGCGCGAGACATTCGGATGTTGGATCTTGCAACAATCGAACTTACCGCGTATGACAGCACCGATTTGGAAACCACAGAGCAACTTCTGATGGATTGCATGGAAATCCTGTGGGACGCCAGAACTCTGCAAACGACTGTACCCGGCAAGGGATACATTCACTCTTACCGTCAGACGATGGGACCAACCCAATTCGACTCCCCATTCGACGACTCGTGGAGAATTCAAAGTCTGATACAGCTCGGGATAAGGCCGAATCGATAACCGCTTTACCCGAAACATCAACATTCAACTAACAAGGAGTAAAGTAATGGCTCACGTCGATTCAGCGGTAGTCACTCCGGGAACAGGCTTTGTGTTCCTCGGAGACCCCGGCACCGTCCGCCCGTCCCCGGCCCTGATCGCCTCGTACGTCCCGATGGACGACGACCACTTCCCCGGCTACAACGCGCTTGGCCACACCTCGCGTGACGAGCTCCCGCAGTTCGGTCAGGAAGGTGGAACCACGGAGACCCAGGGAACTTGGTCGAACGCCAGCTTCCGTGAGGTTGTCACCGAGACGGCCGCCGACTACGTCACCTTCAACCCGCTTCAGTACGACGCTAGCGTTCTGGAGCTTTACACCGGACAGGTCGGTGGCATGACGGTTGATGGCGTGTTCGAGGTTCAGAACTCGGCAACCACCACCATCAATAAGGCTCTCCTCATCGTCATCGTGGATGGCCCGCGTCGGGTTTCCTTCCACTCGGCAAACGCCTCCATTCGCCGGGAAGACTCGGTTGAGCTCAACACCGACGAGTTCACCAGGTTCCCGCTCCGCGCGACGTTCCTGAAGGTTCCGGGCCAGGCCCTGTACTCCTTCGGCGGCGTGGTTGCAGAAGACGAGGAGTCCTGACCAAGTAACCCTTCTGACATGTAGTATGATCCTAGGGCGATATCCTTTGCCCTAGGATCATTCTCATGAAGGAGAATTTACGTGGGCAAGTACACTTTCAGTGACATTCAGAAGACCGTAGACCAGCAGTACGGCCAGCTCGAAATCGATCTCCCGAGCGGCAAGGAAACTGTTCTGCGGTCCCCGATGCGTCTTGCCGACAAGGCACGCACCGAAGCGGTTGCAGTGACCAAGAAGCTCATTACGCTCCTCCCGAGCGACGAAGAGTCCGGCGCCCAGACCGAAGAGTCGGACCTTGAGGAAATCCTCCCCCTGTTCAGCCAGTTCATTCTGGCCGTGGGTGACGCTAACACCAAGGAACTCGTCTCTCTCGTCAAGGATGACCCAGGCATGCTCGTGCACCTGTTCAAGATCTACCAGGATGAGGTGTCCTTGGGGGAATAATGCTCCTCATCAAATTTCTGGATGAATTTGGTGAGGAGTTAGTGGGGGACCTTCGAGAGTTCTACCACATGGGCATGTCCGAGTTTCTATCTCTGCATCCTGTCGAGGCTGTCTGCCTCGTTCGACAGATTCCCGATGGCCGAGTCACTGCCGCTCAACGTGGTGGACCGGAGTTCCGGGGTTGGTCCTTCGACCGTTACCTTCTGGCTGCCTTAGTGGATGGCATCAATCTCAACACGCACTACTTCATCTCAGCCAACACGGACCCGAAGAAGAAGTCCAAGATCCCAGAGCCCAAGTTTGTCCCACTGCCGGGCGAGGCCGAGCGGAAGAAGAAGGAAGCCGAGTCCAACCCCTTCGCCATTATGGTGAACAGGCAAATGGACACGCTCAAAACGAACCCGAAGGAAGGCACCCCAGATGGCTGAAGGCCAACAGGTAGGCCGCGTATTCGTTCGTGTGTCCCCCGATACCGAGCGCTTCAGGAGTGAGCTGAAGCGTGAGCTTGAGATGGCCACCGAAGGGATGAGCGTTGAGGTAGAAGTCAACGCCGACACTGCGGGTGCCCGAGCAGAGATAGCAGCCCTGAAGAGCGAGATGTCAGGGCTGCGCTCTCGTTCCCTAAATATGAACATCTCGGGAAATGCCCACGAGCAACTCTCTCGGATGAACGAGCAAACTAAGGAACTCAACACCAACCTGGCGGGCACCGCCAGCCAGTTGCGGGCCGTATCCACTACAGCCTCCTCCGCTTCCAGTAGCTTCAAGCAAACCAACAACGAAGTCAACAACGTCGGCCGAAACGGTCGGGGTATGTCGGGGGTTCTTCGAGGGCTGGTCGGGGGCCTCGTAGGGTTCGGTAAGGCGTCTTTCACTCTCCTCAGTGAGGGTGGACAGGTCGCCATGAAGACATTGTTCAACGTAGGTGAAGGCGTCGCGGGGGGAATGGCTAAGGTCTTCTCCAACTTCGGTGCCTCTGCCGGTCAGGCCCTTACCAGCGTCGTCAGCGCCCTGTTCATGCTAGCTGGCGCCGCTGCTATTGTCATACCCTTGATCAGTGCACTGATCGGTGGACTGATCTTCATTATCGGTGGCGTGGCTGCCGGTATTGGCGGACTCCCCGTACTCCTCGGAGGGCTCCTAATCCCCATCCTTGCCGTCGTAACGGGTATGGATGGCATCAAGCGCGCCGCCGCCCCGATCGTAACCGCGTTCGACGCCATCAAGGAACGAGTCTCCAACACCTTCGAGCGCGTCCTAACTCCAGTATTCCAGCGCGTAGCTGACGTCCTTCTCCCCGCTATCAGCGATGGAATGGACTTGGTCGCTACCAAGTTGGGCTCCTTCGCCGACAACCTGGTTCGAGTGGTCACCTCAGAGGAAGGGTTGCAGAACATTCGCAACGCCTTCGACGGGGTTGGCCAGATGCTCGACCGAATGACTCCCGGAATGCAGACCTTCCTCGACGGAATTCTGGATGTCCTGGGCACTGAGGAACTGTGGACCATCCTAGGGGACACCATCGGGGGCGTCCTTAAGCAAGTTGGGGACTGGTTCTCCGAGATCTCGGAGTCCGGCCTTCTCACTGAGACGCTAGAAAACGTTCGAACGATCCTCGACTCCCTGGTGGCCCTCTTCTTCCGCCTTCTGACGGCCGCCATGAAGTTCTTCAACGGGGCAACCCCCGGAGTTAAGACCTTCCTGGATGGGGTTAGCGACCTGGTTGATATGATCGACTGGGAATGGTTGGGCCGGATGTTCGGGGACGTCTTCGGAGCCCTCGGCAGGTGGCTCAGCGACATCGACCAGGGCACCATCGACGCAATCATGGAGTCCTTGCAGGGCATGGTTGACGCCATTGTCGAGTTCATCGACTCGGGCGGCTTGGATGTGCTCATCGCCGGGTTCACAGCCCTTGTCGATATGGGTACCGAGATCATTGGGTTCTTCACCGAACTGGGTGAGGCATTCCAGGACACCGTGGGATTCGCGAAGGACGTTGGGAATGCTATCGGGGACCTGTTCAACGGTAACGACGCTGTCGGGTTCCTCGGCAAGGACAGGTGGCTTCCCAAGCTAATCGAGGCCGCTAAGGCTATCGAGAAGCCCCCGCCCATCAACCTGGGCAAGTGGTCGAGCATAGCGGTTCTGTTCCGGGGCGTCGCGGGGTCGATCGTCTCCAACTTCAAGGACCCGTTCAGCGGGGTTAACGACTTCGTGGACTACCTCTTCCGAGGAGCAGTAGGGTCGGGTGTTGGGGCCGTCAAGAGCGGTGTCCCCATCATGGCACGCGCCGGAGCTCAGTTCAGCCAAGCTCTCCCACTCGCCATCGCCATGGCAATGGCCGCCGCTAAGGCGGTTACCCAGGCAGGCATCGATAAGGTTCGAGGGAACCTAGTCGGTTCTGGGCTTCCGGAAGCCGCTGGGGCTATTGGCTCGGGGATTGGTAACAACCTCTCGAACAACGTAGCCATGACAATTGGTCGCGCTAAGGACGTAACTGCCGTCGAGATGGCTAAGGTCAAGACCGCGATGGCCGCCGCCGCCGCAGCCGAGCAGGCTAAGCTCACTGGCCAAGGAATAGGTAACAACCTCACCAGCAACATCGGCATGACAATCGGTCGCGCTAAGGAAGTTACCGCCATAGAAATGGCGAAGATCAAGACCGCAATGGCAATGGC